ATTTTTTACAAAATTTTTACAAAAGAGAAGAGGAGAAAAAATGAAAACATTAAAAGATATAGAGGAGGAAGGAGTTGAGTTAAACAATATTTATAATTGTGATTGTTTAGAAGGATTGAAACAAATGGAAGACAATAGCGTAGATTTGGTTGTTACTTCACCACCTTACGATAACTTGAGAAATTATAAAGGATATTCTTTTGATTTTGAAAATATTGTGGAAGAATTATATAGGGTAGTGAAAAAAGGGGGAGTTGTTGTGTGGGTTACTGGCGACCAAACAATCAATGGTAGTGAAACTGGGACAAGTTTTAGACAAGCATTATTTTTTATGGATTGTGGTTTTAATTTACACGATACGATGATATATAAAAAAACAGGTTGTCCGTTCCCCGAAAAAAATAGATATTATCCCATCTTTGAGTATATGTTTGTATTTAGCAAAGAAAAACCAAAAACTACAAATTTAATAAAAGATAGAAATAATATTCATACAGGGCAGAAAATAGCAAGGAAATCTCATGCTAGACAAGTTGATGGAAGTCTAAAAGAAAATTCAGCATTTAAAAATGATAAAAACAGAAAAATAAAAGATGTTGGAGTAAGATTTAATATTTGGGAAATTACGTCATCAAGAAGTAGAGAAATTAAAGATGTAAATCATCCCGCAATATTCCCAAAACAACTCGCAAAAGACCATATAATCTCTTGGAGCAATAAAAATGATTTAGTTTTAGACATTTTTATGGGTTCGGGGACTACTGCTGTAGCGTGTAAAGAGTTAGGAAGAAATTATATAGGGTTTGAAATCTCCGATGAATACTGTGATATTGCAGAACAAAGAATAGGAAAAGTAGTTAAACAAAAAAGTTTATTTGAATAAAAACATTTATATATAAATATTATATATTATTACAAAAATGAAAGATAAACTATTAATAACTGGAGGCTGTGGATATATAGGAAGCCACTTTGTGAGTCTCTATAAAGATGTTTATGATATTGTTGTGGTTGATAAGCAATATGTAAATATATTTGAGGGTGTAACTTACTACACATATGATATGATGGATTTTGGAAGTTTAGAAGAAGTTTTTAATAAGGAGAAGATTAACAAAGTAATTCATTTCGCTGGAGCGAAATCGGTAGAGGAAAGCACAAGAAATTTACCGGCTTACACAATGAATATAATTATCACAGACAACTTAATGAAGTGTTGTCTAAAGCACAATGTGAAACAAGTAGTTTTCTCATCTACTGCAGCACTTTATAAGAGTAAAAACGGAGCCTGCAAAGAAACGGATAAATTAGAATTTACAAACCCTTATGCCGAAATCAAATATATGTGTGAGAGATTACTCCAATATTATTATTCAATCCACCGAATAAATTATGTAAGTTTAAGGTATTTTAATGTGGCAGGACATTTATTTGACTGCTCAGAAACGAACAAGGAAAACATTTTCCCGAAATTGATTGAGCATACAGAGAATGGAGAAATATTTTATATTTACGGCTATGACTACGATACAAGAGATGGAACTGCTGTGAGGGATTATATACATATTAGGGATTTAGTAGATGCTCACGAAAAGGCTTTATATTTGAGTTCTCCAGAAATTATTAATTTAGGAACGAATAAAGGAACAAGTGTTAAGGAGATAGTAGAGGCTTGGAGCAGATTTTTTAATATATCTTACAGATATACAAACCGCAGAGCAGGAGACAACGAAAGCACTATCGCCGACATATCAAAAGCGAAAGAAGTTCTTAATTGGACACCTTTATTTGATATAATAGATATAATAAAATCTTATAAGAGATTTAAATAAAACTCTTTTTTATTGAAGACTACCAAAACTTTATAAACCTGTATTTTTACAATATTTTTACAGATGGTTAAACTTAGAGATAAGATAAGCAAAGTAAAAAGTGAGTTGATTATTCCTTACGATAAGAACAACAAAAAGCACCCAGAGGCACAGATAAATTTACTTGTTGAGAACATTAAAAGGTTTGGATTTACTAATCCTTTATTAATAGACGAGAACAACATAATAATCGCTGGACACGGGCGATACGAGGCTGGTTTAAAATTAGGCTTTAACGAGTTCCCTTGCATAAAGGTAGATGACTTAACTGAGAGCGAAAAAAGGGCTTTGAGGATATCAGACAACAGAGTGGGGGAACTTGCAGAGATTGATTGGGAGAACTTAAAGGAGGAGTGGTTAGAGATAAAAGAACAAGACGAGACATTGGAATATTTAACAGGTTATAATGAAGAAGAATTAAGTTTTTTTGATAATGAGGATGGTTCAAGCAATCCGGATGAAAACACTTATATTAAAAAGATAGATGTTCCGATGTATGAACAACAGGGAGAACAGCCACCTTTAGAAGACTTGTACGATACAGAAAAATATGACCGATTAATTAAATTAATTGAGGAAAGTAGTGTAAGCGATAACATTAAAGAGTTTCTAAAACTAACTGCTACAAGACACATTAAATTTGATTATGCGAATATAGCAGAATACTACACACACACAGATAAGGAGACACAAGAACTTATGGAGAAACTTGCACTCGTTATTATTGATTTTGAGAAGGCGATTGAAGAGGGCTATGTGAAACTACGAGAGGATATTATTTCACAATATTTAGACGAGCATGAAAAGGAGGAATAAAAAATGATGAAAGAACAAGACTTCGCTGTTTTTATCTTAACTTATGGAAGAGCCGATAATGTAGTCACTTATAAAATCTTAAAAAAGCAAAACTACACAGGTAAAATTTATTTGGTTTGTTCTACAGACGACCCTCAGTTAGAAGAATATAAAAAGAGATATGGGGACGAGGTGATAGTCTTTGATAAGGATGAGTATAAGGACAGTTTTGATTTAGGAGATAACTTCAACGAAAAAAGGGCTGTAATATTCCCACGAAATGCTGTTTTTGATATAGCAGAGAAATTAGGTTATACTTACTTTTTACAGTTAGACGATGATTATAGTTCATTCTGTTACACTTTGGATGAAAACGAGAGATATATCACATTAGTTCTTAGAATTAAGAATTTAGACCGGTTATTTGATAATCTATTGGATTATTATAAAAAAATTCCTGCTAAGACATTAGCGATAGCACAAGGTGGAGATTTTATCGGTGGCAGAGAGTCCGGACAACTCCGGAAGAGAGTTTTACGAAAAGCAATGAACTTTTTTATTTGTTCTACAAAAAGGAAGTTTAATTTTGTAGGTAGAATTAATGAGGACGTAAATACCTATGTGTCTTTAGGTAATCAAGGAGAACTGCTTTTAACGATTGTAGATATTAGACTGGACCAAGGACAAACACAAAGCACTCCGGGAGGTATGACTGAGATGTATTTAGACTCAGGAACTTATTTGAAGTCTTTTTATACAATCTTGTTCGCTCCGTCTTGTGTTTATATCTCTTTAATGGGTAACAAAAACAAGAGACTACACCACCAAATCCAGTGGAGATATGCTGTTCCAAAATTAATCAAGGAGAAATATAAAAAATAAATTAAAATGACAGGAAAGAAGACGGGACCTATTGATAAAGCGAAAAAAGTTGATATAAAAGAGCAATTAAAGGAGATAGTAGAGACCGGACAAATCTTAGGGGCTACGGACACACAACTGGCTTTACAATTAGGTATTTCACGACCAACATTAAGTAAATATCTTCAAGAGATATATGAGGCAATTCCTGAGGAAGATATCAAAGAAGTTCGTTTAAAGATAGATGTAATGTTTAAAAAGTTATTCAGAGAGGCTCAAAAACTAATAAGAACAGCACAAACCGATAAGGATAAAAGAGAGGCTATGGAGTTTTTACTCAAGTGTATAAAAGAATTCACGGAGTTTTTAGAGAGGTTTGGGATAAAAGAAAAAGTTCCGGATAAGTTTGAAGTAGAAGACAAAAATGTTTCGGAATTAAGAAAAATTTGGGAGGAGACAAATGCACATAACGGAAGATGATATGGAAGTTTTATCGCACATATTTAGACGAAAAACAACACAAGACATTAAGGCTTTGTGTAAGTGGCTGTTTCCTACCGTATCTATGGCACAAAACCTTACAGATAGACAAGCCGATTTAATCAAAAAAATAGCCTTTGTAGAGAGCAAGAGGATAAACATACGGGCTATGACGAGATATGGGAAAACGAATTTGGTTGCTATTGCTATATGTATTTATATTTTAATCAATAAGAACAAGAGAATAAGGATAGTAGCACCAACGACAAACCATTCTAATATCTTAAAGAACTATATCACGGATCTGGTCGTAAATAGTAGAGACCAAATGATGGTTGAGTTGTCTCATCTTATTCCGAGTGGTAAAGAAGAGAAATTAAAAGCAGAAGCATCTCAATCAAGATTGACATTTAAGAATGGTTGTGAATATCAAATCTTAAGCGTTGGAGGTAGCACAGGCAATACTATAGGTGGAGGGGAGCAAGTAATGGGGCACGGAGCAGATTTATTAGTGATAGACGAGTCAGCCTTAATTAAGAGGAGTCAATATAGTAAGATACTTAGAATGCTTGGAGATGACCCTGAGAACTCTGTATTGGTGGAGTTGTTAAACCCTTGGGATAGGGACACGGTAGCCTACGACCATATCCATAATCCACGATACGATGTGATTAAGATAGGCTGGCAGGAAGCCTTAGAAGAGGGAAGAATTACAGAGGAGTATATTCAAGAGAAGCGAGAGGATTTAAACGAGTTAGAGTTTCAGGTTTTGTTTGATAGTGAATTCCCTGAGCAAGGAGAAGACAGTCTATTCAAAGTTACGGATGTAAATAATAGTTATAAGTTAGAAGGCATATCTTTAAAAAATAAATACGAATTTCTACAAAAGAGAATACAAGATGATTATGAGACTAATCATAGAGAAAGGGAGATAATCAAAGAGTATAAAATTGTTATGGGGATAGACCCTGCCGATAAGGGAGTTGATAAAAGTGTATGTATATGGGGCTTTAATAGAGCGAATTATTATGAGTTTGAAGACTATTTCAGCGAAGATAAGTCAGACTCCTACTGGTTATCTATAAGAATTCATAATAAAATTATAGAACTTTATGAACAATATAGATGTATTATTGAAGTTAAGGTGGATTCAATGGGAGTGGGGGCAGGAGTTCTAAGCAATTTAAACGAGTGGTTCAAAAGTAACAATAATATAATGATAGAGGGAGCAGTTTTTGGTGAGAGAGCAAGTGATTATGCAAGATTCCAAAACAAAAAAGCAGAGAACTATTGGAGATGTGCGAACTTACTCAAAGAGGGCTTAATCAAACTACCACAATCTAATAACTTATACAGCGAACTTTTGAACATTAAATGGGAATATTCATCATCTACTTATAAAATAAAAATAATAGACCCTGAGAAGTCTCCAGATTTCGCAGATGCCTTAGTAATAGCAATATGGCAAAACTTTAGTGAGCACAACGAGTTTTATTTCTCTTATTTATAATTAAGTTTAAAAATCTGTAACTCTATTTATTATGTATGGATATTTTAGGGAGAACAAGAAAAGAGCGAGATTTTAACAATCCTTATGAGTTTATGAGTTTAGATTTGAAGGGAAGAGGTGACGAAGGAGCAGAATACAGAAGTTTTATCCCTCAGTTTTTATATAAACCAACAATAGGTTATCCTAGATTTTTGAATATTCCAAAATTAAGGCAATTAGGCAGAAGTCCGTATGTTTCTATAGTTAAGGATGCGATATTAAGTAATGTAGAGAATATGGACTGGGAAATCGTTCCAAAAGAAGGATATAAATTTGAAGGACAGGAAGGTAGTGAGACTCCTATTAGAGACAAAGATGTTAATAAATTACGAGATTTTTTAGAGAGACCGAATTATGATGGAGGAACGTTTAAATCTGTATTTGTAAGACAAGCAGGTAATGATATATTGGACTTAGACACAGGTGTATTAGTAAAGACCTTTGACAACAACAAAAGACTTGTAGCAGTTCAATGTAGAGACGGGGGCAGTTTTGTAAAAAATCCTGATATACACGGGACATATAGGAATAGAGCAGACTTTATGGGTAGTATAAACCAGATTGTAGAAGATGAAAACAAAATCGTTAATCCATACACTCAGATTGATTTTCAAGGGGCAAGAGAGAAAGCAGCATATTTTCAGTATGTTACTGGAGGGCAAGTGATAGTGCCTTTTGGCAAAAAAGAACTTGTATGGATGATAAGGAATAGCCGTTCTTATGACTTATATGGAGAGAGTCCAGTGATGGGTATTATGGGAGTATTAGACTTTTTAATGAATAGTATAAGGAGTGATGTAGAATACTTCAAAAAGAACAATATACCTAATGGATTTATTGAGTTAGAGGGAGCCACTCCAAGCGAAGTTGAGAATTTCAAACAACAATTTAATAATGAGATATATAAGACAAACGAACTAGGCGAGATAGTTAGAATGCTGTATAAAGTACCTATTTTTAACCGAAAAGCAGAGTTTAAAAATATAGAGTTCTCCTCACAAGAAATGGAGACATTGGAGAAACAAAAATGGTACTCAAAGATGGTTTGGGCTCAGTTCGGTGTAACTTCTACAGAAATAGGTTTCACGGAAGATGCAAAGGGACAAGCGAACCAAATAGTTCAAAGTAAGGCAGGCAGAAAACGAGCAATCTTGCCTATGTGTAATTTGATAGAAGAGACTATAAACCAGCATATTATACCGGACTTAGGCTATGAAGGTATGGAGTTTAGATTTAAGACATTTGACATTGACAATGAGAAGGCTCGTGTGGAGTTAAGAAGAGAAGAACTGGAGGCTGGTTTAAAGACTATTAACGAAGCAAGAGAAGACGAAGGAATGGAGCCACTACCAGACGGAGATAGGTTAATCATAAACGATAATCAAGAGCCACAACAAGATTTTAATAAACAACAAAACGATAGGGATTTAGAGAACGAAAACAGCAATAAGGAGAACTTGTTAAAATCTTATGAGTATGAAGCAGAGAGGCTAAGTGATAAAGAAGAGTCTGCAAGATTAGAGAAATACAGCGAAGAATTAGGCTCAAAAATAGAAAACTATTTTACTAATGCTATGAATAAAATCATGGCTTTGATTGAACGAGAGATGGAGAGACAAAAACCACTTAATAATATAGGTAAAAGTTTCTTAGACATATACAAAAGAGCCATAAAATATTTAGATACACCTGAAGATGTTGAAGCAGAGGTAAGGAATACACTAAGCGAGATTATGAGATTATCCGAGATGAATGTTGGTGAGGAATTAGGTTTAAGGTTCAAACCAAACGAAGAGGCAGAGGATTTTATTGAGACTTACACATTTGATTTAATCAAAGGCTTAAACACAGAGATTAGAGAAGACTTACGAAGCGAACTTCAAAGAGGTTTAATGAATGGAGAAGGCACAGGGAGTTTAAAGGAGAGAGTTAGGAGTGTTTTTGATACTAATTTATGGAGAAGTTATACTATAGCAAGGACGGAAGTTACACGAGCGAATAACTATGGACGTCTTGAAGCCTTTAATCGTTCAGGTAAGCAAGTCTATAAATACATAAGTATTGTTGATGACAACCGGACTACTAAGGTAAGTTATGCTATGAGAGACAAATACGGAAGCAAGGATAAGGCAATTCCTATTAATGAGGAGTTTAGTGTATGGGTAGATGGTAAGCGATATCACGGTCAGGCACCTCCTTTTATGCCAAACGATAGGGATGTGGTTTTATTTGTTTTAGAAGAAGAACTTTAAATGGTAAATTCTTACAATATTTATCATTTTTGATAAATGTATTTATAAATATGAAATTCTATATATATTATAATGGGAGAAAAAAATAACTCGTCTGTATTCTTCTTCAAAATTGATAATCTTGAGGTAAAGAGTTCAGATGAGTATGTGGTAGAGGGTAATATCTCCCATCCTAATATAGACTTAGTGGATGATGTAATGACACTAAAATGCCAACGAGATATTACAGAACAGATTAAATCAGGTAATATCAAGTTGGACTATGAACACGAGGCTTTTCGGCAAAGGGATGGAGAGTCAGAAAAAGATGCCGAACTTAACAAAACAATAAATCCTCTTGGAAAAATAGTGGATGGAGTCTTAGACGAAGAAGGAGCAACACGAGTTGAAGCAATTTTAAACAAAAACTGGGTAAAGACCGACCCTAGGGGAAATGTTGTTAAGACATTCTCCGAAGTATGGGAAGAGATTACTAATGGTTTTTTAGATGCTTTTAGTGTTGCCTTTATTCCTGAGAAGTCTTACATGGAGACTATAGAGGGTAAGACTATTAGGAAGTTAGATAAGGTTAGATTGCTCAATGTCGCAATGACAGGCAATCCAGTCCAGCCACGAGCACAAGTAACTGCTTACGGAGTTCAAGAGGCAATGGTTAAAAGTTTGGATAGTTTAGGAGGTAATAAAATGCCAGAAGAACAAACAAAAACTTATGAGGATTTAGAGAGTTCTATAAAAGAACTAAAAAACGAGATGTCTTCACTTAAAGAGGAGTTGAACTCAAAAAGTGAAGAAGAGACAAAAGAAGAAAAATCACAGGCTACTGAGGAAGTAACTGAGATTAAAGGTATGATTAAGGAGTTATCCGAAGAACTTAAATCAGTTAAGGAGGATTTCAAGGCTAAGATGGAACAGCCTGTGGAGAAGTCTCAGCATACTAATATAGAAGAGCAAAACTCACAAGAGGCTGAGCAAAAATCCCAAAATTCAAAGGAGGTTAGTCCTTTAGATATATTTTAAGGAGGTTTAGAGAATGTTAGGAGATTATAATATTATACAAAAAGGAGCATATCAGACAACATTTGGAGCATATCCGGATGGAACTTGTTACACAGATGTTGCTGGTAAGAGAGGTATAAAAGTAGATGAAAGAAAGGGCTTTTTAGGAACTGCTGTAAAAAAAGCAGTTGCGAGATACTCGGAACAAAAGAATGCTTTTACGACTGGAACTGGTGGAGCAGGAACAACGGACAGGGTTATGGTTCCTATTTATGTAGATGATAGGATTGTGGATATTTCAAGGAAATTTACTCCGTTGGTTGAGTTAATCCCGAGAGTTACTAATCAAGGCTTAACAGCAGATTATAACAGGATTACAGAGAAGAGAGGGGCTTTTGCAGCACCAGAAGATGCGACACTTCCTTCTGACGATGACGAAGTGGAAAGAGAATCTGCAAGAATTAAATATCTCTATGCTGTTGGAAGAGTAACTGGACAGGCTCAGGCTTCTGTTCCGAACTTTATGATGGAGGCTTTTGAGCCTACTGGTGGAGCATTCTACGGAGATGTATGGAGTGATAGACAAGGTCAGAATGCAACACAAACAGCAGTTTTATTTAAAGCAAGAAGATTAAAAGAGTTTGAGGAGGATTTAGTAATCAACGGAGACTCTGCTAATAATCCTTATGAGTTTGACGGAATAATCAAACAACAAGGAAACACCAACGAGGTTGATAAGGGTGGTGAGGATATTGAGATTAAAGACATTGACGATGCAATTGAAAAAGCATTCAGCAAAGGTGGAAGACCTACCATAGGAGTTGCTTCTTCAAAAGCACTTGTCCAACTTAGAGACAAGATGAGAACAGAGCACCTAAACATATTTAATATGGGTGTTGAAGAAGAACTTGGTTTCGGAATTCCAGACTCTCTAAGCATCCACACAATGATTGGACGAGTTGCTTTGTTTCCGTCAATGTTCTTGGATAACTCAGATGACAACAAGAGTGTTTATTTCCTTGACTTAAACTTTGTAGAGATGAGAGTTTTATTGGTTATGACATACGAAACTCTTGCTAAGACAAACGACTCAGAGAAGTTTATGCTTAAGATGTATGAGGTTCTTGTAATGAGAGCACCAGAGTTTAATGCTTGCATAACTAATATTGATTAGTTATGTTTTTTCAAACAATAATTAGGAGGTAAAAAAAATGCCAGAAATAGAAGAAGTTAAATATGTAACACCACACAGCGAAAAATACACCTTAATGGTTAAGGTGAGTGACTACAATGATGGAGACGAGGTGAATTTAGAGGATTATAATGTCCAAGAAGTTCATTACGTATCTGCCTTTGATAATGATGCTGGAAGTTCAGAGCACTTATACACAGAGGTAAGTGATAAAACAAAAGTGTCTGTTAAAAACGGTGACGTTGCTTTAAGTGAAGCAGAAGTGACCTTTTTAGTTGTAGCAGATGTATATCAAAGTTATTCTATATAAGAGTAACTTTATTTTTTTATTTTTATAGCAAGTAGTGGTAGTACTACTACTACTTGATATTATTATATTATATTATATTATATTATATTATATTATATTATATTATTACTAATAAAGATTTATTTTATTAAGAAAAGTTTTTAAATTCCTAACTTCATATTTTATTTATGGCAGACAATACAGAGAGATATAAGTTTGTAAATTACACAGGACGAACTCTTAGAACAAGAGTGACAAATTTAAACGATAGTGTTGCAAGGCAGTTTGTAGTAATCAAACCGAACGAGGAAGTTGTCTTAGGAGAAAAACACGGAGAAAGGTTAGGGCTTACAAAAAAATCGTATGTAGTAGATAACGAAGAGAAATCAAATAACGAATTGAAATATCCTGAGAACTTAACGATTGTCAATGGGGTAGGTAAGAAAACAGCACAAGATTTAGGCGAGCAGTTTTTAACAGAAGAAGAACTAAAAAATGCCTTATCAAGTGGAGAGGATATTGGATTAGACGAGAAAATTCAAAATAATTTAAAAAATTACTATAATATAGGGGGTTAATCTTTTCATGAGAGAAATTAAGGGAGATAAACCTATGTCTATTAGTCCAGACGGGCTGTATAAGGAACTTAACGAAATTAAAAGAGATATCTCTAATTTAAGTGATGAGATTTCTTATTTTAAGGGTAGTATTCAATCGGAATTAAAATATATTAATCAAAGAGTAAATAGGTTTTGGTGGGGGATAAGTATTATTATGAGTGTGGTTGTGACTTTAATCGCATTAATGGGTGGTTATTTTATCGCTGTTTAATATGGCAAAGGATTTATTTAGAGAGGAAGTGACTACAAAAGAAGTCCGTAAGATTATAGGAGCAGATGAAGATTTAATAAGTGACGATAACATAGACTTTATGATTAAGAACACTCGTAAAAGTTTTGAAAACTTACTAAATACTGATTTCGTTCCTACAGAAAAGATTGAAATACAAAAGATGGGCTTTTATGAGGATAAAATCCATTTAAGGTTAAGGCATACACCTGTTTTAAATATTTATAAAATCAAGTTAGGTGATAGAGACTTAGACAACTACGACGTGGATTATAATAGTGGAGTGGTGAGATTTTTTGATATTCCTCATCGTGGTTATTATACAGACCCTTATTTTTGGAATTTGAGAAGTAGCAATTTTAAAATAAATTATTTATGCGGATATATAGAAAAAGACGAAGCCGAAAAAAGTTTTTTAACCGAAGACATAGAGCCGGGAGATGAGGTAACTGTTAAGGTTGATAATGTTGAGAATGTAAATACAGATGAATGGGTATGGCTCATAGGAATGGACGGTAATGAGGAAGTGTGCCAAGTAAAGAGCCGAAGCAAGTCCGACAACGAGTTCGTTTTAAAGAGAGTTACACAGCCCCACGAAGAAGGGACTTTAATTTATAGGGTTAGAGTTTCAGAGGCTATTAAAAGTTTAATTTTATACGAGGTTGCTCTGAGAATAGCCATTTATGCTACCGGAGGGACTTACACATTTAACACGACCTATAGCCTTGGGGAGATGAGTGTAAGTAAGGGGGTTCCTTACACCCACTGGGCGAAAGTCTTTGAACAATCTAAGAGTTTAAAAGAAGAGATTTTAAGGGAAGTAGTAAGACCACGATTTTATGTTGCTTAATCTAAAAGTTTATAAATTTCTAACTTCATATTTTATTTATGGTAGATATCGTATTATGGAGAGGAGGTTCGGATGGTAGTCCGGACATAGAGACAGCAGATAAGTATAGGTTCAAAACCGATGATACTGCTCACGAAGAAGATTTAA